TATGAACCAGACCTGTTTCATCTATTGCTCAATCGCAACACTCGCCGCGCTCGTCACCGACCATGCGCCAGCGACAAAATGGGAGTGGTATCTCTACGGCCTGCGCGCGGTTGCCGCATTCTTTGTGACGTGGAAGGTGTATCTTTCAACGCCACCGTCGAAACAATAACTCCATGAAAAAGCAACTCCTCATCCTCGCCGCAATCGCCACGCTCATCAACGCCCTCGCCGGATGCGCGGGCACGAACTGGCCAGCCGTGCGCCGTGACGCCGCTGCCATCCTCGGCAAAGTAGCAGTGGCACAACTCCGCACGCTCGTCGCTGGCAACCTCGGCTCGGACTACGGGCACGCCGCAGCGCAGGCCGCATGGGGCGCGGTGGACGTTGCCGACATTGGCCAGCTTGTCCGCAGCGCAACGGGGCATCCCGTGGCTGCGCGCGCCGTGGAAAGCATCGCAGCGGAGGCGCTGGCGACGCACCATGTCAGCAAGGCGACCGTGATCAACGCGGTCGCGACGGCACTTAGCGAGGCGGCGTTTGCCGGTGGTAAGTGAGTAAGTATCGCGTCGTCAGCAGTCCATACAGCCGCAGATTCACCGTTCAGATCAAGCGGTGGTGGTGGCCTTTCTGGTGCGATATTACGCCCTACTTTTTCGGGTTTGCTTCACTGGCAGAAGCGAAAGAATTTGCACTCATGCACGGCAGGTCATTTGTCGTGGAGGAATTGGTTTTCTCGAACGCGAAACCAAGACTTAACCAAGGTAACCAAGACTAAAAACCAAGATGAACTCCACCGAAATCAAAGCCATCCAGTTGAAAATCGGCACCGTGCCGGATAGCATTATTATGGCATCAGGAAAACAGGTAATGGTTTCCGAAGAAGATGCGCAACATCTGTCGAAATTTCGATGGTTCGTTGATTCAAAGGGGTATGCTTACCGTCACAACCGGAGCGATGGGAAAGACAGTCCCGTTAGAATGCACCGGCAGATTTTATCTGCTACAAGCGGCGCGGACGTTGATCACATTAACCGCAACCGACTGGATAACAGGCGGTGCAATCTTCGCCTGTGCAGGCGTAGCGAGAATCTTTGGAACTCTAAAAAGAAACCGTCAAACACGAGCGGCTTCAAAGGCGTGGATTTTAGGCCTGCGCGGAATAAGTTTCGGGCGCGAATAAGGGTCGGGAAAGTGAGGTTGAACCTTGGGAATTTTGATACGGCTGAACAGGCATACGCAGCTTACGTTTCCGCTGCGAAGATTCACCACGGAGATTTTGCATGTTATGACTAGAGAACAAATAGGCGCAATTCAGTCTAAAATCGGCACTACGGTTGATTATTTTTGGGGGCCGAAATCCATCGCCGCTTGCCAGAAGTATCTGCGCGCTCTCATGCCGTCGCCGAACCCTTGGCCGAAGTCTGACCAAGCAAGCCTGACTAAGTTCTACGGCACGGCAGGTGACGAGTCGCAGCTTGTGAGCCTACCCGCGCCCGTGCCGATGTTCTACGAGGGCAAGCGCATCAAGACCATTCGATGTCATGCCAAGGTTGCTGCCAGCCTCGCCCGCGCGCTCAAGGACGCATCCGACTACGCGGGAGAAGTTGTGGCGGTTTATGACGGCTGCTACAACAACCGCCCGATGCGCGGAGGATCTCTGCCCTCGCTTCACGCCCGTGGTGCAGCCATCGACTTCGACGCAAACAACAACCGCAATCACGTTTCATGGCCCGTTCGGGCAAAAATGCCTTTCGTCGTGATGGAGGCTTTCGCCCGTGAGGGCTGGCTGTCCGCTGGCGCGTTCTGGGGCCGTGACGCAATGCACTTTCAAGCAACACAATAACCCGCCTAACTCTCTTTATGGCCGTATTCAACGAAAGCCTTCGCGTAACCGGTGACCTCCGGTTCTCCGGCAGTCTTGCTGGTGTAGTCCCCCGCAGCAACATCGAGACCGAAACCAAGGTGTTTGAAATCCCGCTCACCTCGTTGCGTGTGTGGGACGCGGTGCAGACCGCCCTTCCTGCCGTGGGCTCAAACGACGACATTGGTTTTGCCACCGGCACCTTCGCCACTAACATCCCCCACCTCAAGTCGCAAGACCTGAATGCGCTTGGCGTAATGACGCGGGAAAAAGCTCGCGGTCGGTTCACCCTCCCGCTGGAGTATGTTTCCGCCGGCGCAATCACCTTCCGCCTGTGCGCGGGAATGCTTACGTCTGTCGCGGCAACCTCCGCCACTGTGGATGTGCAGGCGTATAAAGCCACACGCACGGGAATCGCGGTTTCCGGCGGGGACCTTGTGGCAACTTCTGCAATTTCCTGCAACTCCACAACTCTTGCAGACAAAGACTTTATGGTAACTGCCACGGGACTGGCCGCCGGCGACGTTCTTGACTTCATCATCACGTTTGACGCCACGTCTGCCACTGCGTCGTCGCACTTCCTTATCTGCACGCATCTGGAAGTTGAACTCGACGTAAAACAGTAACCATGTCTGCCGACACACAGTTCGTTGACTCTCCTGCCGTGCAAGACCGGCTGGTGGAACTGCGTAAACGTAAGGAAACCCTTGCGCGGATTAAGGCACTTCGGGAAGCGTTCGGGCTTGACTTCTATCGTCCGCACGCGAAGCAGGATAAGTTTCACCGCGCTGCTCATGTCGCGGGTCGCTATTGTCGCACCGGAAACCGCGGCGGAAAAACGAAGTGCGGAGCCGCCGAAGACGTGGCGTTCTGCCTCGGTTATCGCCCGTGGTATCGGCACAAGTTTGAAGTCAAGGACGGAAAGGGAAATGTCGTTCGTGTGCATGACCCTGTTGCTAACCCTGAAGACTTCGCCCTTATCACTCTCGGCATCCCTCAGCGTCCGATAAAACTCCTTCTCATCGTCACCGACTGGGACAAGTCCAATGAAATCTTTACCAACAACGTCGGAAGCTATGAAAACTGGGGTGAGTATTTCCAGCTCATCCCAACAGCTTCCATCCACGGCAACCCCCATAAATCTCGCGGCGGCCACATTGACCGGATTGATATTGCACGGCCAGCCGAACATGGTGGCGGAGTATCTTCGATTTATATTGACACCATCGAATCGTATAAACATGCAAAGATGTCCGCAGAGTCCAGCGATTGGGACGTGATTCACCTTGACGAACCCTGTCCTGAAAGCATGTTCCAAGCCCATGCACGCGGGCTTGTTGACCGTCAAGGAAAGTTCTGGATTAACTGCACGCCTCTCACCGAAATGTGGATTAACGACATGTTCACGCCGAAGAACAAGCGTCTGGTGGACATGGCCCCGGACGGGCGGGAGTTTGTGGTGGGCAAAAACAACAACGTTTCCCGCTTTATCATCACGTGGAGCATCTACGACAACCCGCATAACTCCCAACAGTCCATTGACGAGTTTGAAGAACTGTTCAAGCGCGACCCCGTGAACCTTGAATGCCGCATCAACGGTCTCCCGTCCCACATGTCCGGCCTTGTCTATCCCGAGTTTGTGTGGGACATGCACGTGTTGTGTGACGTTCCGAAAGGGTGGAAAGATTTCAACGACCCGCCAAAAAACTACACCATCAGGGTCTGGTGGGACGTTCATATCTCCAAACACCAAGCGTTGCTTTTCTTCGCGACGGCTCCAGACGGCACCGTTTACATCTACGACGAGATGTTCTACACAAAGTATATCGCACAGAACGCGGAGCTTTTGAAGGAAAAGATTGCCGGGCGTAACTGCATTTCTCTCGAAATCGACCCGAACGCTGTAATCGAAGACCCGAACAGCGAAACTTCCGTTATCGACACTCTCGCTTCTCACGACCTCTTTTTCATGCCTGCGACAAAGGACCGCACGCAGGGCACGCTGAAGGTTGGGGAAAAGCTCCGGGAACGTGGACACCACGACCTCCCGACAATCTACTTTTCGCCGAACCTTACTCAAACCCTGTTTGAGATGACGCACTACGTGAAAGACCCCGAAACCGGTAAACCTGTGGACAAGGACGACCACATGATGGAGAACCTTTACCGTGCGGTGCTTTCCGGTCTCGACTACGTTACTCCTTCTGACGAGGACAAACTCCCTGTCCGTCCGGAATACTCTCGGCATAACGCCATTCACCTTTCCCGCCACACCTACGCCTAATGGACTCTGATATTAAAACCCTGCTTTCTGTCCAAGACCCCGAGGACGCTTTTCATAGCGCGTTGCTTAAACACGCCAAGCGTCTCATGGGTATTTCCCGGCAGGCGCGTAGTCGGAACTACGAAAACTGGGAACTCCAACAAAGCGTGTTCAAGGGCGAAATGGTGATGGATAAGGAGGACACCAAAAAGGCAGCCGAAGGGCGTCCAACAAAGGCTGTGCTCCCCACTGCGTACGCGCAGATAATGACCTTTGTGTCGTTCCACTTCCTTCAGTTCAACCAACAAGAGACGTTTTTCAATCTCCGTCCGACGGGGGACGAGGACTTCGGCACGAAGAAAGCTGACCTGGAGTTGGTGTTGGAGTTCCAGCTGAACAAGAACGACAAAAACGCACGACTTTTTCAAGCCCTTCTTGACATTGGGCGTTTCGGTGAAGCCGCGATGGAAGTCTCGTGGACGAAGGAAATGATGAAAGCGTGGATTGCGCGGCAAGAACCGACACCGGCTCCTGGGCCTAACGGGGAAATCTATCCCACTCCTGACCCTGTTGCGGCGTGGGAGGACTACGTGAAGTATGAGGGGAATCGAGTGCGGAATATCTCGCCCTTCCGGTTTTTTCCGGACACGCGGCACGCTTTGTGCGATTTCCAGAAGGGCGAGTTCTGTGCGTTAGAAGAAGAATTTTCAATGACCGCGCTTTATGAACTCGAAGCGGCAGGGGAGGTTGCGGGGGTGAAGTATATTCAACCGATGGCTGTTGCGGGAAGTGTGGGCGGTCTTGCCGAGGTCATGGACAACCTTCGCGGAGCGTTGAGGGGGAATGAAAATCTCGTGACGGGATTTGACCCGAACAACGGTAGCAGCCTTGCTCTCGTGACCAAGATGCAGGTCTGGATTATCCCGTCGAAGTTCAAACTGAAAGACTATGTGCCGGGACAGAGTAAGGTTGCGGGAAATAAGCCGGTGAAGAACGACAACGGGGAGTGGGTTCTAGGCTCCGAAAACCACAAGATTCTCTACCACCTGTGGTATGCGAACGGCAACCGTGTCATCCGCATGGAGCAGGCGAAGTGGTGGCATAATGAGTTTGGCTACACCGTTGGGCAGTTCAGCCCTGACATGCACCAAAACACTTCGTTCGGTCTTGCGGAGCTTATCTATCCGATTCAGGAGTTTCAATCGTGGTTCATGAACTCGCACGTGGCGAGTGTTGACCGCGTTATTGACAATCGGCTCATCATTAACGAGTCGCTTATCAACACGAAAAGTCTTGACGGCAAGGGGGACATCTATCTTCGCAAGGGTGTTGCAGTGCCTCCAGACAGGGCCGTAGGCCAGTTGCGCATTCAGGACGTCACGGGGAACCACATGAACGACGTGGGGATTCTCGGCGATGTGATTGAGCAAGTCACGGGGGTGAATAAGATGATGCAGGGACAGTCGAGCACTGGCCGGCGGTCTTCTTTCCAAGACCGCACTGTCGCAGGCGGAGCCGCCTCGCGTATGAAAATGCACGGCGCGCTTATCTGGGAAAGTCTGTTGGGTCGGATGGGGCGGTTGATGTTGAGCAACGCTCGGCAGTCGCTGTCCTTCGAGTCCTTTCTACGGGTCATCGGCAAGCCGTCAAAAAAAGTTCTCGCCCAATACGCTGCCGCTTCTCAGCAGTGGGAGATGCAGATGCAACAGCTTGCGGAAGCTGTGCGACAGAACCCCATGCTGCAACAGCAGATTGACCCGTCACAAATCCCTCCCCGTCCGGTCGACCCTATGTTGGAAGTGCAGGAGCGTTACGAAGCTTTCAAGGGCGAACCCGAAGAAGTCATCTGCGGGGACGACTTCATGCTTTACGACAACACGATGCCCCAAGACCGTGGGATGATGGCGCAGTCGTTGCAGGAACTGCTTATCACGGCAATGCAGAATCCCGAAATGGCGGTGCAGCTTGACCTTTCGGCA